TGTATTCATGACAAATATCATCATGGTTCCAAAATTCATGTTTTTCTTTGATATCCACTACACGAACCCAAAACCCTTCATCTTTTAACCGTTTTGCAAGGTGACCACCAATAAAACCACCCCCACCTAATACTAGTGCTGTTTTTTTTATATCTGTTTTTTTCATAATGTATTATAATAATTGTTTTGTTTTTCTTGTCGTTCTATTGTTTTTGGATGATACAATGCAAATTCTTCACTAGGAGGAAAATCTGTTATGGTCTTGTATTTATCTAATACTTCATGTACTTTATTTTTCCACTTAATATCATCTGATTTTTTGTAAATTCTCCATTGATAATCAGGCCAATTAACCCAACCTTTTTCATTAACCCCCCAACCCCACATTTGAATATGTTGAGGTGTAAGACCTTTTACAGTATTTACCCTAGGAACTCTAAAAACATCTATATCATTAGTTTCTAAAATTTCAGGTAAATAATCTACCAAATATTTACTAGGCATTTCATCAGCATCAATCTGAAAAACATAATCACCTGTACACATATCAGTAAGCCAATTCTTCATTTTTCCAAAATCACCCTCAAAATCATATGAATACCATCTAATAGGATAATCTTGCATGGGATTATATGCTGTTCCTGGGTCTATTGAAACGAGATATTCTCTAACTTCTTTAGTACCATTTACTGAATCATATACTATTACAATTTCATCTTTATCTCTTTTATTTTCAATTAAAAATGAGAGAAGACGTTCAATCTCCTCTCTTTCATTGCACACAGGTATTGCGTAACTTATTTTCATTTTTATACTTCTTGTTTATCGAATATACCAATAAAATCTAAAGCATCCAAGAAATCTTTCTCATTATAATGAGTAATTGTTGACATATCCATTCTCCATTCATAAAACTCTCCTTTTTTACCTGGGATAGGATATTTTTCTTTTTCTTCTTCTTTTACAGGAATTGCTTTAACAGCTGACCATTTCCAATTATCTGCTCTGGTTCCATTAGCAAATACCATTCCTTTAGTAGGTAAATTAATAGCTGTGGGCATCCAAATTTTTCCTTCTTCATCTTCACCCATTAATTCTTTATACAAATCAGGTAAGGTTTCCATTTGTTGTTCAAAAAATTCTTCACCTTTTTTCATTAAAGAATTAGTTTGAAAACCACATCCATAACACATATAATTGGTAATAGATTCATTTACTTCTTGGGAATAACAAGCATCCCCCTCACATCTAGCACATTTAATTAAATTGTCGTAACCCATAATTAAGATTCTTTAACAGCTACCTCTTTTTTCTTTGGTAACTCTATTTTTTTAAGTTTTGGTAATTGTAATTTTACTTGTTTAGGAAACTCAGGAATATTTTTATCAAGATATGCATTCAACATTTCATCCATTTTTTCCCAACTAAAATTAGTTTTAGAATAATGGGCTTGACGTTTACCTAATTCAGCATATTTTTTATAATTTTCAAACATATCTTTTAAGTAATGTCCAATTTCTCCTGAATTAGGAGAAAACCATTGAGATTCTTTTAAAATCATATCTTTAACAACAGCTGAATCATCTACATTTTTTAATTCTCCATTAATTAAAGTAGTAAATTCTGAGTTTAAAAAATCAATATGACCACTCCAATTGGTTGCTAATATTGGTTTTTTAGTTAAACTAAATTCAAGTAGAGGACGCCCAAAACCTTCTCCTTTAGTTAAACTAACCATAGCTTTTACTTTAGAATGATTATAAATTGAATTCATTTCTTCATCACTAAATTCACCATGAAGTAAATAAACATTAGGTAACCTTCTAGCATTTACAGTAGATTTAATTTGATTGATTTTATCTATAATTTTATCCCTACCCATATAAGAAGCTCCTGTAACTGCTGTTTTAAGAATCAATGCAGGAGCATTTTGTTTATTTTTAAATAATTCAAAAAAGGCTTTAACTAATAAACCTACATTTTTTCTATCTTCCCCTAGGTTTCCTTGCATCCAATGTCCTACAAATAGATAAGCAAATTTTTCAGGAATATTAAAATCAACTAAACATGGTTCGGTAGTAGGTTTATAAATTTCTAGATTAGCACCTTCAAATAATACCTCAATAGGTTTATTTACTTTAATTTCTCCAACTGCTTGGCCTTGTTGATTATTTTTAGTATAAACTGAATTTAAGAATGTTTGTTTAGAATGTTCTGATGATACAAAATTAATATTCATTCTATTAATCCCCTCAACCCAACTATGATGAACAATTGTAGTTTCCATTCCTGCAGTCATTCCTATATTATATTTTCCTACAGGTTGGAATTCATTTGGAACTGTAATTTGCATCCAAATATCAGGTTTTTGGGTTAATTGAGGTTGATTATAAAGATAATTTTTTAAAAATCCCCATTCTTCTTCATGGTCTTTTACAAAACCCCAAGGTGTATTACCCCACCTTTGAGATAAAAGTTTAACGTCATATTTTCCAGATTTTACAATAGATTTAATAATATCTCTGGAACGAGCTCCATATCCTGAGTAGGTATCAAAGGGAGCTGATATGTAAAAAGTTGGTTTATCCATATAACTTGTTTTTTAATAAATTAATTCGTGCATTAGTTTTTCTTCTGGGAGTTCTGTTACATTAATAAATTCAAATTTTTCTCTTGGTTTCCAAGTTTTAAATAACTTATCAACGTAAGTAATAACCCTATTCCCCATTTTTTCTCCTGTAAATCCTGCTTCATTACTTATAGACCACTCGTATCCTTCCATACCACATTCTTTACGTTCTTCAGGACTCATGTTATAAAGCTTCATAATTTGTTCAGCAGCATCTTCAGGTCTGCATCTATCATCCCAAATGTAAGGTGTAGGAGGAGAACCTTGTAATGAACGATTAGTAGGATATACTGGAAAAGCCCATTTACCATGTTTTTTATATCTTCCTGTATGGTTTGAAGGGATTTCTTTTGATGGTACAAACCAATTTCCATCCTCATCTTCAAAACGCATTTGATCTTGCATACCACCTGTTACATTAGCAATAATAGGAGTTCCTGTTACTAAAGCCTCAGTAAGTGAAAGACCCCAGCCTTCATTAGAAGTTAATAATATTTGGGCATCAGCTAAATTATACAACCTATTTAATTCTACAGGTGTTACTTTACCTGTGGAAAAAATTATATTTTTAGAGTCTTTACCAAATAAATAATCCCTAACAGCAACTAAATTAGTACCATGATCACTAACAGGTTCTGTGTGTAAAATTAAACGACACTTATCTGCTTTTTCTTTTGGTAACTTATCTAAGAAATATTTAAAAGCTAATAAAGTATCAGGAATTTGTTTTCTTCTAATATTTCTAGAATTAAAGAATAAAGTAAAGTCAACTTTATTTTTACCATAAACTTTTTCTCTTAGTTTTTTAAGATCTTCATCACCATTTTCTAAAGGATAAAAAATATTAGTATTAATACCATGGGGAACATACTCAATAATTTTATTTTTAGCTTTTTCACCTAATGCTAGCTTATTAATTAAAACTGTTTGTTTAGAAATACCTAGCAAAGCATCACAAGATTCATAATAAGGTTTATTGTAAAGAGGAACAGGAAAATCATCCCAAATATTTAAATAAATAATAGGAATAGTTTTTCTAATTTCATTTTCAATATCAAATAACCAAGTAAAATATCTAGGATCTGTAATTAAAAATATTGCATCTGGTTTTTCAACATTTATCATATTTCTAATAAAAGCAGCATCCCCATAACCATCAATAGGATAAATAATTACAGATGCATCATTAATACCTGCTGCTTCATTAGTAGCTTGATTGATATCAAATCTTTTACCTTTATCAGGGTGATTGATAGCACCTCCAATATTTACCCAATTATAGTGATGGCAAGTGTTGATAATTAATTCTTTACCTACATTTGCTACACCAGAAGGCATTCTGATATCATCACAGATCAAAAGTATTTTTTTCCTTTGATCGGGTTTTAAATAACCATTTTTCATACTTTAAATTTAATTAAGGTTTTATTTCTAAATTATTGTGATTGTGAATTTCTTTTCTAAATTCATCTTTTGTAAGATATAAATGAATAGCTCGTTCTGCAAGTTTTTGGAAAGAAAATTTATGTCTAACACAAGCTACTTTAAATTCATCAAATAATTCACTATCAATTTTTACACTAGTTAATGATTGGTTTTTATCTGCCATAATCTTTATTATTTATTTATTTACACACATACATATATATTATTTTTCAAAAGTCGCTGGGCATAAATGAGTTTTATAAAAAGAACAATATTGACAATGGTTATTAAGTTTAGGTTGATGGTTTTTTTGTGAGTATCCTTCTTTTGTAAATACGGACTCAATAAATTCATTTAATTCTTTATCGGCTTTATTTAATTTAACTTTTCCTGAGGCTGGGGTAAATGTTTGTATTCTAGAAATTGGAAAATCACTTTCTTCCCATATTTTTCTTTTCACAATAAAAAATTCAATATTAATTTTATCTAAAGGAATATTAAATTGTTTTGCAAAGAATTTCTTATAAAGTATAAGTTGGAATTGTTTATTTTCGTCTTTTTTAGTTTTATCATGCCAACCCCGTGTAGATGTTTTAATGTCTATAATCTTGAAGGATTGCGTGGTTTCATTATATAAAACTACATCTAAATGACCTTGGTATATTACATTAGGGTATCGCTTATTAGGCGTTAAAATTACAGGCACTTCACACCCTACTAAATACCACCCACGTTTACTAAAATATTTTCCTCTTTTCTTTTTAAAAAAATCTAAAATAGCAATCCCATCTTCATAAAATTCTCTTAACTCTTCAGCTGAACTAAAATGGAGATTATTATTTTTTTTATAGGAAGAATTATATTCTTCCATTAATCCTTTTTTAAAGTGATCTTCAATATCAATTTTATCTGCCTCAGAAATACTTTTTTCATACATTATATCTAAATAATGTTGAAGAGTTTCATGTAAAGCAGTACCAAAAACAAAATAGATGGATTGTTCATCTATTTTATGTCCGTCTCTATATTGTAGTGACCATTTTTTAGGACACTGCTTATACATTGAAAATTGAGAATAAGAAATGCTTTTTTGAAAACTATAATTTATATTTATAGGTTCAAAACTTTTAATTTCTTTAATTATAGAAGGTATTTTTTTAGTCAAAACTTATTTTTTCCATTTATCTCTCATTACAAGCATAGCAATAAGCCCATAATTAGAAATATCAATAAAACTGTCCATCATTGTTTCTCCTGCTACATAATTTTTACCATCACGTTTTAACAGGTTTCTTAAACGATTTATTTTATCATTAATTCTAAGCCAAATACCTGTAATTGACAAGTGAATATCATAAGGATCTTCTAGGCTAGAACCCAAAGCAATATTTTCAATTCCATAATCCAACATTTTTCTAGCAAATAATTCGTATTGTTCTTGTTGAACTTTTTCAAATTCTTTAGATAATGTGGGGTAATTGGTTTTAAAATCTTTTATAGTTTGTTCTCTATCTTGAATTACAAAACTTACATCTTGATGTTTAGTCATATTAAATAACTTGTTTTTGGTCTAAATATTTTTCTATTGTTTCTAACCTTTCATCAGCATCAGCTAACATTCTAATTGCTTCTTCAGCATTTTTATAAAAATCTTCTGTTGAATGGTCTCCAATACCTGCTGGATGTTTTTCTAGTAATTCTAGGGTTAATAGTGCTTTAGTTTTATCAGCAATAGCTGATGTATATAGCATATTTTTTAATCGATTCATAATTTTGCTTCTTTTAACAACTTATTAGTTTCTTCTTCATTTAACCCCATTTCCCAAAGAATTCCTTTAACTCCATGTTTACGTAAAATATCAATATAATTTTCAGCTTCTCCAAGTGAACAATTAAAATATTCAGCTATGTATTCAGGAATTTGTTTTAAATTTCTTTTATTTTCGTTTTTTACGTATTTAAGCCATAGTTTTTTCTTTGGTATCATTTCTCGATAAATGGTGTAAATTTGTTGTTTATTTTGTGGATTAATCTTTTGAACATAATTTACAATATCAATATAACTTATATTCATAGATAAATATCTATGTACCATATAAGAATTCCATTTATCCCATGATTCTTGTGAGAAAGATTGGGGGTCAGATTTATGTAACATTATTTCATCTAACCACTCAAAAAGATTATTAATCTGCTTTGTTTCCAAACTCTTCACGTAATTCTTGAGGTAACATTTCTTTAACTACTTCCCCAGAAACAACATCATAAAATACAGGAATAGGCATAATAGCATCCTCAGAAGTACCAGCTACAAATTTAGATACTTTACGAAGAATAACTCCTTCAGCAAATACTTTTCCTCCTGTAGAAGATGTTAAAGGTTGAGTGTTTTTAATATCAATATTTACATTTAATTCTTGTTGTTGTTTTGCCATGATTTATTTATTTAAGATTAATTAATTTTTCTATTAAGGCCATACAATTTATTTCTTTATCAATTCTAAAATTCGCTTGATACGAGTATTCATTAATAAGGATTGCCACCATTCCTTCACTATTAGGAACATAAATTGAAGCATTATCATAAAGATAACGATAAAACTCTTCAAAATCTTGAACATTTGCATTTGTAATAATTTGTCTAATTTCTTTCCAATTAGGTTTTGGTTTAGATAATTCTTTAAGTACTTGAGTCATATAATTAGATGAAACTAATACTGATTTATCAATTATAAGTTTATTATCTTGGGTTGATAATTGAATTGTATTAAGACATTTACGCAAATCAGGATAAAATTGATTTACAATTGTAACAATATCTTCTAATTCAAATTTAGTATTTTCTTGTTCTAAAATCCAAGTAATATGTTTTGCAACATCTTTTTTAGTTGGAGGTATTACTTTAAGTACTTGGCATCGTGATTGAAGGGGATCAATAATACGTTCTACATAATTACAAGTCAGTATAAAACGAGTAGTACGTGAAAATGTTTCAATTACATTACGAAGTGAGGCTTGTGCTTGAATAGTAAGAAAATCTGCTTCATCTAAAATAACTACTTTAATAGATTTAAAAGAAGCAGCTGAAGCAAAACCTGATACTTTATCTCTAATGGTTTCAATTCCTCTTTCATCACTTGCATTAATATAAAGATAGTCACAATCTAGATTTTTAACTATAAGTTTAGCAAGAGTAGTTTTACCTGTGCCTGCGGGACCATAAAAAATAAGATTTTGAATATCATTTTGAGCTAGATATTGAGAAATGGTTTTTTTAATATTTTCATTCCCCACATAATTTTCTAATTGTGTAGGTCTATATCTTTCAACTAATAATCCGTGATCTTTCATTTATACTCCTTGTCTAAATTCCCCGTAGATACTAAAACTTTGTGGTTCTTCAGGTATGATTTCTTCTTCTTGTTGGCGTATAACATACAATTTACTATCTAAAGGGGCAAGCCTAAATTCGGCTTTTTGTTGTGTTTTTTGAAACCATGCCTCTAAAGTTTCTGTTAGTGAATTATAAACTACCTTAGATAAATCATTAGTTAAAGACCAACGGTCCCCAGGGGGGACACGTTGAGCTATTAATTCATTATATTCTGTAATTTTTGTTTCCATTAAAACATTCCATTCATCATTGAATTGTTATCTTCTTTTTTATCTTCAGGGTCATCTACTATAACACATTCGGTAAGTAGCACAGTTCCAGCAACTGAAGCGGCATTTTCAAGTGCAGTACGAGTTACTTTAGAAGGGTCAATAATTCCTTCTTCTTTCATATCAACTACTTCTTCAGTCTTGATATTGTATCCTTTCCATTTACCACAAACTTGAACATTCATTTCCCAATGGATAGTAGTAGAATTATCAATACCTGCATTTTTTAGGATTTGGGAGAAAGGTTTGCTACAAGCTTCAAATACAATTTTTTCTCCAATACTATTTTTAGGGTTAAGACAAATTTTAGCTTTAATTAATGCTGATCCTCCTCCAGGTACAATACCTTCTTCAATTGCTGCTTTAGTAGCATGAAGTGCATCATCTACACGATCTTTCTTCTCTTTCATTTCAGCTTCAGTGTAACCTCCTACATGAATAATAGATACACCACCTACAAATTTAGCTAAGCGTTCTTGAAGTTTTTCAATTTCAAAAGAAGATTGAGCTTTATTAATTTGAGATTCTAATTCTTCAACTCTATCATTAATAGCTTTTTCATCCCCCTTTCCATCAATAATAGTAGTTTCATCTTTAGTTACAGTTACTAATCTAGCTTCACCTAACCAATCCCAACTAAATTTATCAAGTTTCATTCCTTTTTCTTTATCAAAAACTTGACCTCCTGTAGTAATTGCAATGTCTTCCATTACAAGTTTTCTTCGATCTCCAAAATCAGGAGCTTTAACAGCACAAACATTTAAAGTTCCTCTAATTTTATTAACGATAAGAGTAGCAAGTGCTTCACCTTCAATGTCTTCTGCAATGATAAGTAAAGGTCTATTAGTACTAGAAATACTATCTAAAACAGGAAGTAATTCTTTTACTTGGGTAAATCTATTATTAGCTAACAAAATCCAAGGATTTTCAAGAGTACAAGTCATTGTATTATTATTAGTAACAAAATAATGTGACTTATAACCTCTGTCAAACTGCATACCTTCTACAGTTTCAAGATAGGTTTCCCCTGATTTGGATTCTTCAATATGAACAATTCCTTCTCTACCTACTTTTTCCATAGCAGTAGCAATTAATTTGCCTACTTCAGAATCATTATTAGCTGAGATTGTAGCAATTTGTTCAAGTTGTTCTTCGGAACTAATTTCTTCACTTAATTCATCTCTAAGGTATTCTACTACTTTTTTAACAGCATCATCAATACTTCTTTTAATTTCTACAGCATTAGCACCATTATTAAGATAAGTTAATCCTGCTATAATCATTTCTCGAGCCAATAAAGTAGAAGTAGTAGTTCCATCTCCAGCAATATCCGCTGTTTTAATAGCTGCTTGTTTTACCATTTGCACTCCTGCTTCTTCTATAGCATCCTTTAAAGAAATAGATTTTGCTACTGTAACACCATCTTTAGTAGATTGAGGAATTCCCATTTGTTGAGAAATAATTACATTTCTCCCATTAGGTCCTAATGTAGATACTACAGCATCTGCTAATTTATCAATACCTTGTACAAGTTTAGCTCTTGCTTTAGGTCCAAATTTAATAACTTTACTCATTTTCGTCATATTTAATTTTACTTAACACTTGATTTTCAGGTCCAATCCAATACTCTTCATCTCCATATTCAAATTTAGTGAAACCCATAGAAGGTAAAATTACAATATCTCCTTCTTTAAGTTGAGTTTCCACAAATCCTACTCCAGGAATATTATGACCTGGGCCTACTCCTATTACTTCTCCTTTTTTAGAAGATTCTTTACCTGTATCAGGTACGATAATTGATCCATATTTGGATTCGGTTTGCTCGATAGGTTTTACTATCACAGCATTATACATTGGTTCTAATTTCATATATTAAAATGATTAATTAAACGATTTTGTAATTCTTTGTATTTTGTAATATAATCTTGAAGGGATTCAAAACTAGATTGGTGAATTTGATTTTTAACCATTGCACTTAAGCAATTTCCTAAATTAGTATAAAACCCTATTTTAGATTCATACTCATTATTATCTTCGGTAGTAATTTTTTTACATAGAGCATAATTGTAATCATCAATTTGAATATAATAAGGTTCTAGAATTGGGTCTTTAATATAAGTTAAAGTAGTAGATCCTTTTTGTCTTCCGGCCATAATATAACTGTTTTTATTTTAAATATATAACGTGAATATACGAAAAAATATTGAGGTAACCAAATCAAAATAAACCTTAGGGCACTTAGATTTATTTAATTTTTAAAACTTTGGGTTTAGCTGATTCAGCAAAGGGGATATGAATTCCAAGTAATCCATTTTCCATCATTGCTTCTGCTTTTGCTAAATCAAATTTAGGAGCAATTTTATAGCCTAAATTAAAAGAACGTTTAGCTATACCTCTATGGATATAGTTACGATCTTGGGTTTTAGCATCATTTACATCAGCTGCCCTATGGTAAGCAATTTTAAGAATATCTCCTTCGATATTTAATTCAACATCTTCTTTGGAAAGACCAGTACAAGCAACTTCTAAATGAAGTCCTTTATCTGTTTCAAAAATATCTACAGGATGGGAGGGTTTGGCTTCAACTGCCGGTTGAAAATTTAACTCAGACTTGAAAAAGTCTTTAAATAATAGATCAAATGGTGAGAGATTTCTCTCTAAAAATAATGTACTCATATCATTTTAAATTTATGCTGTCCTAAAGATCAGCGGGTTAATAATTAATTTTACAAAACGTGTGCCCTAAGGTTTACTTTATTATACATATATTAAAAACTAGTTTCTGCTTTGCGAACCATAAAATATTCGCTAGAAACTATATCTGTTTTAAACTCTAATTTCATTAATCCCATACTACTTACAAACATTTTCCCTTCTTCCATATCTTTATTTACTTGTAAAATAGATTTAAACATTTCAGAATTAAATGGTATTTTCATATTCGTTTCTTTAATATTTCCTGAGATTTGATAGGTAATTTTGTTATTATGTCCTGCTTCATCTCCAAAAACAAATTCACAAATATCTTCACCATCTAAATTTTGGGTAGTAGTAAATAACATATTATCTGTTTCTCCTAAAGCACTCTTAGCTTTAATTAAGTTTGTAATATCTTCGGATTCTAAATTAATTTCTATTACCCATTCAGGTATATTAACCGTAGCTATTTTATTCATTAACAAAGGATCTGATAGAGCATATGTTAAATTAAAACTTGCGTCTGAAATGTAAAGTTTTGTATATATCTTATGGGATTTTTCTAATTCCAATAATAACTCACCTTGACAAATTGATAACAGATTAGACAATTTTTTAGTATCATAAATAGCTATCTCACTATCTTCTAATTTAAAATCAGAACAAGATATTTTACCTATAATATCTTTAGTTGGACTCATAAAATCAATTTCAAGATTATTATTTTTAATAACCCACTTAACTGATTGATTAACACCTAAATGGTATTTGTTGAGTATCGATTGAAGTAATATTTTATTTATCATAAGTTAAAAAACATTTCACGAAATGGGTTTAAATTTAAATTCCAATTTAGATCGCTATAAAAACCCTCCAATTTATTAAGCAAAATAGATTCAAATATTTTTTCTCTATCAGCATATTGTTCAATAAATGTATTAATTTTTTCTGGGATATCAAACTCTAAAAATGCAAGGGCTTCAATTTGGTAAGGATTTGGTTTTAAATATATCCATTTTACTTTATCACCTTGAGTAATATAACTATGTTTTTTATTTAAACCCCAAAATTTAACTAAATCATTATATTTTATAACTGCTCTTACAGCAGCAGGGGCACCTTTAGCTATAATAGAAAACATTTCTCCTGCTCTAGCTTTTCGTTCAGTGTATTTATTTAAAGTTTTAACGGAAGTAGGATTACCTAATTGAATAAGAGAAATACTTCCATCTAAAATTTCTTGTCTAAATTCCTTAACTCTTTTATCAATATCACTCTGTTTAGCTCCTTTTAAAACATCAATCAAAGCTTGTTTAAAAAATTTACCTAATACAGGTGGAAAATTAGCTTTTTTAAATTCAAGTCCTTTTACATCAAGAGATTCTTTTACAATACCTTCTTGTTTTGTAATCCATTGGGCATAACGACGAGTTGCCCTAAAATAAGCTGAACGAATAACACATTCAGTCTTCATTTCTAATCTATGTTCCTGAACATTAAAACAATTTTTAGCTAAGTCACTATAAGAATTAGTGATAATATCTTGGTATTGTAAAGCAATTTCTTCCAATTTGTTATCTTTATCCTCACTTGACATTTCATTAAAATCAGGATATAAATGTCTTAATAAAGGTTCAGCATGGATATAGATAGAATCTGTATCAGAATATGCTACATAATTAGTATCTTCAGGATCGCAAATCCACCAAGGAGTATCTTCTAAATGCTTCATATTTAAAATCTATCATCGGGGCCTGGGGATTTAACAATAGCATTGCTCCATTTATCTCCTTTATTATTTCGAAGTACCTCAGCAGGAATAATGGATATGTAATCATTCATAATCTTAAAGTTCCCTCCTTGTTTTAACATTTTCTTGAAAAAAGTAATATGTTTTTCTTCCCAAAAGGTACTTAAAGCTAATAATTCTTCTTTTTCTACTACATTGTCATTAATTTTTATAGTGACACCTTTTCTAATCGATTGTGGTTTTAATGGCATTTAATTTAATTTAGTTTCTTTTCTTAATACTTTATTCATATGTCGGTTAGCAGTTAAAGCACTTTCTTGAATAATTCTTTGACCACTTAAAGTAATGGCTTCAGATAAAATAACATTACCATAACGGAAACTACCAAGAGCAGTTGCACCATACAAACTATTTAACAAAATCTTCATTGTGTATTGTTTCATATGGAAACCAGCACCAGCTTCTTTATCACCTGATTTGTATGCTTTTTTCATTTGGTTTTTATATAATACTCTTTCATCAAACCATTTTTTCAAAATAGTAGATAGTACTGATTCTTTATCTGTTCTAAAGAACACACCATTAGCAGAAATAGACCATTTATTTTTTTCTATAAATTTAACTAATTCTTTTACTTTAAGTTTAGTTTTTTTACGTTTAACATTTTCAATAATTAATTCTTCTTCAGGTTCTTTAGATTTTAAATCATTAAGACCTAAACGATTATTTCTATCATCAGCATCAATAATACGACCAACCATTGTTTCTTTACCAATGTTTATAGTCATTATAATTGAAGGATATAGTGAAGTTAAATCTTCATCAAACATATAATTGTAAATACCTGCTTTAGGACAGAATAAGTAACCTCCAGCATAATTTTTTTTAGAAAGTGGGTTTCGGTCTTTAGCTGGGGGTATAAGTCCTTCACTCAATAAATAAGCAGAAATAGCCCCATCTTGAGTTTTAGTATTAGCATAAACTTCACTATAATTGTGTTTACCTTTATGAGATAGGTTTTTTACAAGTGCTAGATATTCTAGTTTTTCATCTAATACTTTTAAAATTTCAACATCCCGAAAGTTATACTGGATAAATTTATTTACATCAGTTTCAAATAACTTATCTAAATTTCCTTCATATTCAATTTTATTTATACCAGCATATTTTTCTCCAATAGCATCTAGTTTAAATGATGGTTCATCAGCCCAACTAAACTTTTTATGCAGACGCATATAATCAAGAGATTCAACCCCTGCAATTTGGATATATTGATTTACAGACCATGGAGTTTCTCTTACATACCCAATAGGAGATAAATAACGAGCTACATCTTCACCTAAAACATTACACATTCTATAATAAAGATAAGGAATATCAAAATAATCACTATTCCATCCTACCACAATATCAGGATCTATTTCTCTAAATTTTTCTATAAATTTAAGTAATAGCTCTTTTTCAGTACGACAAGGGATAATTTCTTTGTTTTTAGCTTTAGTATGTTTTATTTCATCTTTAACATCTAAAATAAGGATAGCCCATTGATCTAATTGTTTATCATACCAAGCAATTGAAGTTACTTTTTTGGGGGCTGATTTAATATATTCCTCAGTTAAGGCATCCCCCATTTCAGTTTCAATATCAAAAAATACTTCACGATGGGTTTTAGAGGGTTCATCATTAATTCCATATTTTTCAATAAGAAATTTTTGATAAGGAGTCATATCATGGAAATGAAGTTTTGGATTTTCTTTTTCCCATTTAGAAATCTTTTTCAAGGGCTCACCATTTAATCCTACATGGGTGGCATCAGCTTCATTACATTCTGTATAAACTTGGTTTATCCATTCTACTTTACTGTAGCCTGTATCCTCCCATAAGTGAATAAGAAACTTATTTTTACCTAAACTTTGAGCAAATGCTTTTTTATACATTAAATACCTATATTCTCATTTTTAAATTGGGACAATTCATCATTAGTAAAAAATTGAGTGAGATCAGGTCTAAAATAATTAATAGATTTCATAACTTTTTTATCCCTTGTTCTGTATACAACAAAATAGTTACCAACTTTTTCGTAATGACATGGTTCACCTTGTTGTTCACTTCGAATTTTAACTGTTTGGATAGCTTCTTTCTCGGTTTTGCAAGCTTTTGACATATTTGATGCTTGTACCTCTGAGTATGCTTGGGGTATTTTATCTTTAATACCATGTAACATGGCACCATTACCCAAAGAAACATAGGTAATGTCACAAAGAGCATCAAGTACTTCAACAATATTTCCTGTTTCACACGCATGTTTATATTCTTCAAGTTCTTCTAAGATAAAATTATATACAAACATCCATTCTTTTTCTTCAGGGATGGTTGGAGTATAATTGTTTGGTTTACCCATAGTGGCATTAAATTCCTCTACTTCATTTACAAATGGTACATTACTTTTACTCATAATTATTAAATATTATGTCCTCCGTTATTAATCTTTAGACTGTCAAAAAATTCTTTTCTTGCTTGATTTGTATCGTCTCTAAATGCACCTGATGCTTTAGTAGTAACCATAGCAGCCCCTTGATGTTTTACACCTCTACAACTTACACAATTGTGAGTACCTACAATAGTTACAATAACACCTTTATTACCTTCAGTAATTTTATCTACTGCATTATGAATTGCTGATGTTAATTGTTCTTGGATAGCACCTCTACGACCAAATAATTCTACAATTCGGTTTAATTTAGATAAACCAATTACTTGCCCATCTTTACCTGCAATATAACCGATATGAACTACACCTCCAATTGTTTGGTGGTGGTGTGAACACATTGAGGTAAGAGGAATATTACGCTCAATAATTACTCCATCGTAACCATCTGAGGGAAA